AAACGGGTCGGGACCAAGGTCCGGGGTTGGGGGCTCTTGGTTCTGGGACCGAGGACCGAGGCTCGATGCCGGTGGCTGGGGCCGCGAACGACGCCGCAGCCCCCGGTTCTTAGTGCGCGACGATTGCGACGGATTTAGGCGAACGGGTCGCATTGCCGCCGCATAGGCGGCACGCGTCGCAGGTTGTGCGACGGCCCGCCTCTTTGCTTGCGGGACAAAGCACCTCTCGCGCCGGCACGATATCGCCTAGGTCCACTAGCACACGGAATGTGCGACGGCCCGCTTGCCAATGGGCTTGGGCTTGCTCGAGACTGTCGGCGCTTTGCATTGCGATATCGGGACGCCACCCTGACGCATGCGTGTAAGCGGTATGGGATGCCGCATCTGCTAGGAGTTCGTCCCATACATGCGACGGAACTGCGGCGGGGTCGCCATAGGTTCCGACGCGCACGACGCGCCCCCGACCGATTGCGCGGCGCGCGTCGGTTGTCTGCGCGTCAGGATAGACGCCGCGCAGGAACGACCGATAAGTGATCAGCACCCCCTGCCCTAGGTTCACATAGCATTTGCGCCCCTTCGCTTGCTTGCGCGCGGGGTCGGTTGTGGGTTCACCCCGCAGCGGGCAGGTTCCGCAGATTGATGCATCGTCGCCCGTCTTGCTTGCTTCAAGCGGGTTCATGTCGGCGCGCAGGATATAGGTTTGAACGACCCCGCCCGTCTTTGTGTTCCGGTCGGAATAGGTCGCGATAACGACGATGGGCTTGCCGTCGTATAGGCTCGGGCCTTGATAGATGATGCCTCGCATGGTCTATCCTCGTTTAATTAGGGGCGGAAATGCCCGATGTCACCCTAGCATGATCCACAAGTAACGCACAAGCGGAATCTGTCGGGGGTCGGGGCTTGTGCCAGGGTCGGGGGTCGGGCCCCGCAGCGCCGCTAGGTCGGGTCGGGTCGGGTCGGGGGTCGGGGCTTATCGATCCGGGCGCGCGGCCCCCTGCCCGGTTGATATAGGATAGGGTATGAATGAATCGCGCCCAGGCGCTCGAGGACCTGGGCGCTGCGCCTGGCGGCGCGGGGCTGGGTGGCCCCCGGCCTTGCGACCGGGGGCCGAGGGCGTCAGGCGGTTGCCAGATATTCGGCGGGGGTGGGCAATTCATGCGCTATGGCGTAGGCCGCCTGCCACTCCGGTTCCGCCGCGACAAGGCGGCCATACCGCAGGACCTCGCGCGTGTAGGTATCGCCCATCTCAAATTCGCCATAGGTATGCGGCGAGCGCGCGGCCACCATCCAACGGGAATATTCGTTCTTCCCCTCATTGTCTGGCGTTCTGTAGGTTTTCAGAACGCGCCACTCCCATCCGTCGCGCCCCTTAAGTATGGCGTAGGGCTGGGCGACGGGGCGCGTCTTTGCAAAGGGGTTGGGCATTGTCTCTGTTCCTTTCACTAGGGCGTCGCGACCGTCGCGCCGCCTAATCCCTTCCTACAGGAAGGCCTCGCCCCCTGTCAACAAGAAAAAAACAACCGACGCACAAGAAACTTGTTGACAGGCCCTCGGCCCTTCCTGTAGGAAGGTGTCAGGCGGCGCAATGGTGCACCGCCCTAGTAAAAGGAACCGAGACGATGGAAATCAGATGTGCCAGTGAAGAGCACATGCCGGTTGTGGTGGCGCTCACTCTGCAAGAGCTCGCCGACCTCAAGGCCTTCGCCGAGCTTGCCAAGGCGAGCGAGGCTTGCGAGCGCAAGTATGCCGCGAGCTTGCTCGCCGAGCGTCTCGGCGAGGTCCGCAAGGAAGCGATAGCGCGCGCTATCAACTCGCTCACCTATGAGATGAACCGCGACAAGTAACGCAACCGGCCGAGGGCGCTAGGCCCTCGGCCCCTTCACCCAAAGGAGCCCAACCCATGCAACCCATCATCAAGGCCTATCTCGCCGCCGAGACTGTCGACCTCTTGACCGACGCGCCAAGCTTGGGCGCGGTCCTGCGCGCCGAGGCCGAGGCGCTGCAACGCCTGATCAAGCACGCGACCGACGCCCTCGAGCAGATCAAGGCGAGCGCCATCGCCGAGGGCGTCGCAACCTACTCTCTCACCCAGCGCGAGACGCCCCCGAACAAGGCAACCTATGTCCAACTGTATGGGCGCGACGCGTTCGACGCGCACAAAACAGTCACCACCGTGCGCACCTTTGTCTGGCTGGCCTGACCTTGCGCCCCGCGCCCCAGCCCCAGCCCGTCGGGCTGGGGTTACTGGACCGACCGACGCCGGGGCCGAGAGGCCCCCCACGGGGGCGGGGCCCCCCTTTTCGGGGGCCGTCTTTGTGGGATCGTGACGAATGTACATTGAAGCGCAAAAAATTCGCTGGGTTTTTTCATTGGACTTGTGGACTTTCCCCAACCACCAAGGTACAAGAACCAAGTACCGAGACCCACGCTTCTCCGGTACAGAGCCCAAGGTCCGAGGACCTTAGCTCCGGGCTCAGAGGCGGTCCTCCCCCGCTTCTGGGCCTGTCTTGTTTTTGTGGGGTTTTTCTGTTGTATTGCGGCGCATGGAGACTGTGGACATCTCGAGGGGTGGTGAGTACTTGGTTGCGCATGTCTTGGAGACGTGTGGTGTGCGGGTTATTCGTGTTGATTTGAGTGGGCATGATTTGTGGTGTCGGACGCCGAGTGGTCGTCTTGCTACGGTACAGGTGAAGTCGTCTGGGCGTGCTCGGGATGGGCAGAATGGTTCTGCTGCGCGGTATGAGTTTTACGACCGGAAGGGCGGTATGAAGCCTGACGTGTATGGGTTTGTGGCGTTGGATTTGGGGTTGGTGTTGTTTGCGGCGGAGATGGGGAAGCGTCGGAGTGTTGTCAGCACGGCGTTTACGGACGATGCGATGCGTGCGTCGGTTGCGAGATTCTTCTACTGAGGGTATAGTTCCGTGGTCCGTGGACCTTGGCCCTAGGAGGGTATGATGGCGAAGAAGATGAACGCGATGTCGAGGGGCCGTGCTGCGAAGGGTTCGCGGGAGCTTCGTGAGATGCGCGGTGTTCGGGAGAGTTCGGAAGCTGCGATGCGGTTTCAGGGCGAGGAGTTGGAGCGTGAGCGTGAGATGGACCGTGAGCGGATGATGGGGTCTGTTCCGATTCCTCCGATGCGTCCGAAGAAGTTCATGGCTGGTGGGATGGTTGACTACGACGCCAAGATGGCTCGGCTGGACTATCCTGGGACCAAGGGCGTGAGCATGCCGACGGGTGGCAAGCAGCAGCTGACGGGTAAGGGTTTCCGGGGGACCTTCTGATGCAAGGCGATGGGCGTCCTTCGCGGCGTGATATGTATCGCGAGAAGATGCAGCGGGAGAACCCGGTGTATCCTGATCGTCCGTTGCGGGACATTTTGGGTCCTCCCCCGAGCCTTGGTCCTGAGCGTGGACCTGAACTTCGGGATAACAAGGGTCGGATGATCCGCGCGCTTGCGAGTTCAACCTTCAAGGGCACGTTCTGATGAACGAGCGTCAGCTGTACGATTTGGCGGAGAAGATGGCTGCCCGGTACGGGGTTAGCCCTCACGTGTATCGTCGGATGATACAGCAGGAGAGTGGGTTCAACCCGAGGGCTGTGAACAAGCGGACGGGTGCGACGGGCATTGCGCAGGTGATGTCTGAGACGGCCCGAGATCCTGGGTTCGGGGTCAAGCCGCTGGAGGATCGGTTTGATCCTGTGGAGAGTTTGCGGTTTGGCGCTGAGTACTTGGCTGCGATGCTGAATAAGTTTGACGGGGACTACCGCTTGGCGTTGGCGGCGTACAATGCTGGACCTGGGACGGTGGAGAAGGCTGGTGGAGTTCCTCAGATCGACGAGACGCAGGCTTATGTTCAGAGCATCCTTTCTACTCAGATACCGCCTAAGCGTCCTGCTGGTCTTGCTGCGAGTGCGCCTCGAGCGCCTGTTCCGGTCCCTCCGCCGCGTCCTGCGCAACCTCGCGACGAGGACATCGAACCTGTTCTCGTTCCGCCTCCGCGACCGATGGCTTCTGGCCCGACAAGGGTACCGCAGCTGGTGGCAAGGCCTGTTTTGACGGCTTTTGAGCGGATGCAGCGTGGATAGGTGCCTGTTTTGCGGGGTTGTTGCCCCGAGGATCCATGTACACGGGCATTTTCAGTGTGCTAGTTGTGGACAGAACGTAGATCCATGCTGCTCTGGAGAGGTTTGTGAGCCAGAACACGCCACTTTTGGACGTTTTGAGCCTGTGGACGACGGTCGAACCGTATCGAAAGTACCCCAGCGAGACGATAGGGTGGCAACTGATCCCTGCGTTTGAGCATGGGAAGATCCGGTTGTACTATCGAGGTGGTCAGATCGTTGGTTTTGTGACTTGGATCTGGCTGACGCGGGCGGAATTTGAGTCGAAGGACTACTCTGGGCCCGTTGCCTTTGCTAGAGACAGCGGGGAAGTGCTGTATGTGGCCAACATGATTGCGCCTTATGGGCCTTCTGATGTATTCTTCATTGCGAGGGACATCCGCCGCCACCTGTCGGAACTCTATCCGCAAGCTCAGGTGGCCTTTGCGCGTCGCAAGGAGCGCATCGGCAGCTACGCAAGGAGAGACTGATGCTGAGACTGCTTGGATTTGGCGCGGATCGCCGGTTTTTCGGGTCTTCTGACGAGGGCGGTGGTGGCGGTGGCGGGGATGACGACACGTCACCCAAACCTCAAGCGATGAAAGCCAACACCATTGGCGCGGTCAGCCCACAGGGGACGTACGCTGGCGATGGATTCGAGTGGAAACAGAACGATGGCGGGTATCTGACGCGCGTATATACGGGCGCGAACGAAAATCTCGGCTTTGGCATGGATCCTATCAACGCAGGATCGGCTGATCGTGACGTAAAAGAGACGATTGCGCAGATTTCGCTGAACGAAGGCACTCCGTACGCGTATAGCCAGGCTTCGGCGACGGATAAGAGCCTGTGGAGCCTGATCACGACGGGCGACGCGGGTGGCAGCGACTCCTACGCGGCGCAGGTGGGTGCTCCTCCGCGCGAAACGGCGGCTGCGGCAGGCCCCACGGGCACTGATTTCACGTCTGCTGGCAGTTTTGGTGATGCGTTTAGCCAAGCGCGTAGCACCTTGGGCCCCGGACAGACGTTCACCTATGGTGGCAAGCAGTACTCGACGGCTACGGCGGCGGAGCGGCCTGATCTGTCGCGGCCTGCTACGACGGGGATACAGACCCTTGTTCCGTATGACCCGCGCCTTGACCTGCCTGTTGGCTCGCTTCCTGCGGCTCCGAGTTACACCAGCCGGTTGACGGATGTTGGTCAGCTGACGGCGCTTGAGCAGATGGAACCGGGGTTCAGGGGCCCCGGACCTTCGGCTGAGACCATTCGTCGTGCTGAGGAGTACGGCGCTGCGGATCTGACGCCGCAGGTTGATTTCACCTACACGACCAGCGGGCGTCCTTATGAGGAGGCGGCTGCGGAGGATCGGTTTGTTAGCGGCGCTGAAGCAGCCACGGTCGGCGGTCCGACGGTTGGCAGCGTTCCCATCAGTGACACGTCCTTTGGCGAGCAGATGGGGGTCATCGCGACGGAGGACACGCCGCGCCTGACGCCCATTCAGCCGGGGATGACTACGGGTGCGGAGACCTTCCAGCAGACTTATGGCATCACGCCGACGCAGGCCCTTGCCGATCTTCCCTCCTTCATTTCTGGTGGTGGGCCGAGGCAGGTTGAGGGCCGCGCGGCGGATGTAATGTTGGCCACGGGGACGCCGCTTTCTACTGCAGGTCTTGGCATCCAGTCTCTCATGCCGCCTACCCCAGAGGTTGCGGTGATTGGCGGCCCCTCTGCGGATCAAGGTCGTCCCATTCTGCCCGAGTACCGCCCGTCACAGGTTCAGCAGAACACCTACTTTAGCGGCGGAACGTCGTTCGCGTTGCCTGCGGGCGTTACCCCTATCTATAGCGGGGTTGGCATCAGCTTTCCGCTTGCTGGGGACACTGGTCCGCGCAGAACGGCTGTTGGCGTACAGTTGCCAGATGGAACCGTGCTTTCGGAGGGTTCTCCGGAACTGGCTAGCTTCCTGTCCAATCTGCCGACCACCAACATTCCTGCTGGGACCACGGTCGTTCGGCCACTCACGCCACCGACCGCGACATCAACACAGCCGGGGTTGTACCAGACTTCGGTTGCTCCTGAAGTGGCCCAAGCGGAACTAATCACGGAACAGCAACTTCGTGAGCGTTATCCTACTGCTGTGTTACCGAGCACCGCTGCTGCTGTGCCGACGGTCGTCCCTGGCATTCCCGGCCTCGTAGGCGGGGGTGGAGGAGGCGGTGGGGGTGGGTCCGTTGGGCCTGTGGTACCCGTGGATCCGAGGATATCGCTTCCTGTTACGGGTCTTCCGGCTGCTGTTCCTGCGATCACTCCGCCGGTTACGACGGTCACGACGCCAGCCACTACTGCTGCGCCGGGAGTTTACGTTCCTGCTGGCCCGACTGCAGGCCAACCCGCGCAATCAACGGTCGAGACCGCATTTACCCAGCAGGAAACGGGTCTTCCTGTTGTCACTGTTGAGGAAGCAGAGGTCGAAGTTCCGCCGTCAGACAGCGAGATCATCTTCGCAGAAGACACGGGCGGCGGCGCTGAGGGCGATGAAACGGTCGTTGTAGACGGCGGCGCTGCTGGCGGGGATGCAACTGCCGGTGGCGAGGGGGAGGAAGGCATCAGCGTAGACGTCGGCGAGGAAGGGGGCGGCGGCGCTGAGGCTGGCGCTGGTGGAGAAGGCGCTGGCGCTGGCGAGGGTGCTGGGACCGGCGAAGGTGTCGGCACTGGAACTGGGACAGGGACGGGCGGCGGCGCTGGTTCTGGTACGGGAACTGGTACAGGAGCCGGTACTGGAACGGGCACTGGGACCGGCACTGGCGGCGGCGACGGATCTGGTGTTGGTGACGGCGAAGGTCCGGGGACCGGGGGCGGCGGCACTGAGGTCGTCGTTGAAGATCAGGTTGACGAGGAAGAAGAACCGACGTTCGAGTGCCCGCCGGGATACATGAAGCAGATGATGGCCAACGGCGGCTTCACCTGTGTGCCGGTAGGCATGGTTCGCCCCCGCGTTGGACCGTACTATCAGCCGCAGAGTGTTGCGGCGCTTCAGGGGCGGACACCGCTCAGGCCCACAGCTAGAACGAGAGCATGAACCTACACGCCCTACCCGACGAGGTGCTCAGAGAGGTTCTGGCACTTACCGAGGCCAAGAAGCGTCTGGATCTTAGGGATAAGGTCCAGAACGACTTCATGGCGTTTGCGCACCATGTGTACGACAACTTCATCGAGGGTCGGCATCACCGGATCATCGCTGAGAAGCTGGAGCGTGTGGCGCGTGGAGAGTTGAAGCGGCTGATCATCAACATGCCGCCTCGACACTCGAAGTCGGAGTTTGCCAGCTACCTGATGCCTGCGTGGTTCTTGGGTCGGAATCCGAAGCTGAAGATCATTCAGGCGACGCACAACACGGAACTGGCGGTTCGCTTTGGCCGCAAGGTCCGAGATCTGATCAACGACCCTCGCTACATCGAGGCCTTCCCGAACACGCTTTTGAAGGAAGACAACAAGGGCGCGGGCAAGTGGGGCACGAGCGTTGGCGGCGAGTACTTTGCTGCGGGCGTTGGCGCTGCGGTCACGGGCCGTGGTGCGGACCTGTTCATCATTGACGACCCTCACTCGGAACAGGACGCGTTGAGCGAGACGGCCTACGACATGGCCTATGAGTGGTACACCTCCGGTCCTCGGCAGCGTCTACAGCCGGGCGGTTCGATCATTCTGGTTATGACACGGTGGGGCAAGAAGGACCTCACGGGCAGGCTTCTGGCGGCGCAGGGATCGGACATCTTTGCGGACCAGTGGGAGGTGGTTGAGTTCCCGGCCATCATGCCGTCTGGGGAGCCGCTGTGGCCTGAGTTCTGGGATAAGAGCGCGCTTTTGGGAATCAAGGCGTCGCTGCCGGTGGCGAAGTGGTCCGCGCAGTGGCAGCAGCAGCCGACCGGGAACGAGTCCGCGATCATCCGCCGCGAGTGGTGGAAGATGTGGGACAAGGAAGACATTCCAGAACTGAAATACATCATTCAGTCGTATGACACGGCGTTCTCGAAGAAAGAGACGGCGGACTTTTCGGCGATCACGACATGGGGCATCTTCCAACCGACGCCGGATAGCCCTGACAACATCATCTTGCTGGACGCGCAGCGCGGTCGGTGGAGTTTCCCAGAACTCAAGGAAGTTGCTTGGGAGGAGCACCAGTACTGGAACCCAGACATGGTGATCATCGAGGCCAAGGCGGCGGGGATGCCGCTGATTGATGAAATGCGGCTGCGTGGCATTCCGGCACTTGGATTCTCTCCGGGTCGGAAGGCGGGCCGAGGCGGGATGGACAAGATCACGCGAATGAACCTCGTGTCTCCGCTGTTCGAGGCTGGGGTGGTCTGGGCCCCGCAGGACAAGAAGTTTTCGGACGAGGTGATCGAAGAAGTTGCCTCGTTTCCATATGGCGACCACGACGACTTTTGTCTGGCGGAAGGCACCCTTGTCTCATTGGCAGATGGTACCACACGGGCAATTGAGAGCATTCGCGTTGGCGACATGGTATCAACGCCCCTTGGACCAAAGCCAGTTCTTGATGCCCGTTTTACTGGGGTGAAGCCTTTGTGGGAAATCCATGCGCGAGGGCAGGTGCTTCGTGGGACAGAAAACCACCTACTCGCAACAACCTCTGGTTGGAAAAGGCTTGACACAGTCACTGTGTCGGAACTTGTTGAGTTTTCCCAGCCACATGAGTGTGCGCCAGTAGAAAAAGTCGTAGAAACCGGCGTGCGCGCAAGAGTGTATGATTTGACGGTTGCGGATGCTCACTGCTTTTATGCTAGTGGCATGTTGGTGCATAATTGTGATAGCATGACGCTAGCCCTCCTTCGCTTTCGGCAGGGCGGCTTCGTGTCGCTTATAGGCGACGACGTTGACGACGGACCCTCGACGTTCTCTGTGAAGGAGTACTACTGATGGCGCTTCCTCCCCGCCCGATGGGCTCACTGGTGGACGGCACGATGATGCCGCAGCCCGAGGGGATGACGATGGACATCCCTCAGCCCGAGGACTTTGCGGGCGGCGCGGAGATCCTGCAGGGAGCTGATGGCAGTGCGATCATCCAAGCCTTGGCGGCGGCGGGCATGGAAGACCAGCTGGGCGAGAGCCTGATTGAGCATGACGCCAACTTGGCCGAGTATCTGGATGACGGGTACTTGTCCGAGTTGTCTACACAACTTCGGGCGGCGTTTGAGGACGATCTTCAGTCGCGGCAGGAGTGGGAGGAATCCTACACGAAGGGCTTGGACCAGCTGGGCGTCAAGTATGAGGAGCGCACGGAGCCGTTCCAGAAGGCCTCTGGCGTCACCCACCCGCTGATTGCGGAGAGCGTAGTCCAGTTCCAAGCACAGGCGTACAAGGAACTGCTTCCGGCAGGTGGCCCGGTAAAGACCCGTGTGCTTGGCATGGCGGATGCTGCTCGTGAGGAGCAGGCGACCCGCGTCAAGGACTTCATGAACTACCAGATCACCGAGGTCATGGAAGACTATGACCCTGACATGGACCAGTTGCTGTTCTATCTTCCGCTGTCCGGATCGACGTTCAAGAAGGTCTACTTCGACACCACGCGGCAACAAGCGGTGTCGATGTTCGTCCCCGCGCAAGATCTGGTTGTGCCGTACACCGCCACGCACCTTCAGACGACACCGCGCGCCACGCATGTGCTTCGGATGGATTTCAACGCCATCCGCAAGATGCAGGTTGCGGGGATCTACCGCGACGTTGACCTGATCGAGCAGGACCTTGAGGTCGATGAAGTTCGCCAGAAGGTGGACGAGATCCAAGGTACGACGAAGACGTTCACGGACGACACCTACACGCTGCTTGAGATGCATGTGGACCTCGACCTTGAGGGTTTCGAGGACAAAGGTCCGGATGGCACCCAGACTGGGATCCAGCTGCCGTACATCGTGACGATTGATCAGGGCTCTGGTCAGGTGCTTTCGATCCGCCGGAACTTCGCTCCGGGGCAGGATCTGGCCAAGAAGAAGCAGTATTTCGTCCACTTCAAGTTTCTCCCGGGCCTTGGGTTCTATGGTTTTGGCCTGATCCACATGATTGGAGGCCTTGGGCGCGCTGCGACGAGCATTCTGCGGCAGCTGATCGACGCTGGCACGCTCGCGAACCTTCCTGCGGGCTTCAAGGCCAAGGGAATCCGCGTTCGGGACAACGACAAGCCGCTTCAACCGGGCGAATGGCGGGATATTGACGCTCCGGGCGGCGATTTGCGCAACTCGCTGATGCCGCTGCCCTACAAGGAGCCCTCTCCGACCCTCGCGCAGCTTCTTGGGGCGCTGGTTGAGGGTGGGCGGCGGTTTGTGTCGCTTGCGGACGAGCAAACGACAAATATCAACCAAGAAATGCCAGTTGGCACGACGGTTGCGCTGCTTGAGCGCGGCATGAAGGTCATGTCGGCGATTCACAAGCGGCTGCACTACGCGCAAAAGACCGAGTTCCGCATTCTGGCGCGCATTCTGGCTGAAAATTTGCCCCCGGAGTACCCGTACGAGGTGTCCGGTGCTGATAGGAAAATCAAAGCAAGCGACTTTGATGACAGAATTGACGTCGTTCCTGTCAGCGACCCAAACATCTTCTCGATGGCCCAGCGGGTTACGCTTGCGCAGACCCAGTTGCAGCTGGCTCAGTCGAACCCGCAGATGCACAACCTGTATGCGGCCTACCGCCGTATGTATCAGGCGCTCGAGGTCCAGAACATCGACGAGTTGCTGCCGCCTCCGCCGCAACCGCAACCGTTGGACCCGGCAGTGGAGAACGCTCGTGCGTTGATGGGGGAACTCATTCAGACGTTCCCTGATCAGGACCATGATGCGCACATTCAGATCCACCTAATGTTCATGAAGACGCCGCTCGTCATGACATCGCCGCAGGTCATGGGTATCTTCTACTCCCATGTGATGGAACATGTCTCACAGAAGGCCCGCAAGATGGTCATGGAGGAGATCCAAGGCCTCATGCGCCAGGCTATCCAGATGGCGCAGTCTGGGTCTGTGGATCCGCGTGAGGCTCAGATGCGCGTGATGGAAGTGCAGCAGCAGATGCAGCGGCCTGAAGAGGTCGAGAAGCTGGTTGCACAACGACAACTGGAGATTGTTGCTCAGGTCATGGAGCAGATGATCGCGCAGGGCCAAGATCCGATGGCCGACCCGCTTGTTCAGATCCGCATGCAGGAACTGGCTCTGAAGCAGCAGAGCGACGCTGCGGATATGGAGAACAAGCAGGCCAAGTTGATGCTGGACGCTGCGAAACTCCAGCAGCAGGCTGTGACAGACGCGGCTCGTATTGAGAGCCAAGAACAGATCGCAGACGACCGGAACATGGTGAACCGGGAACGGATTGCGGTGCAGCGCCAGAACATGCTCATGAGGCCCAGAAATGCCCCTCAAGGAAGGTAAGTCCCAGAAGGTCATCTCGGAGAACATCCGGACCGAGATGGAGCGTGGCAAGCCGCAGAAGCAGGCCATTGCCATTGCGCTTTCAAAGGCCGGAAAGTCTAGGCCTCAGAAGAAGGCCAAGGGTGGCATGATTACCTCATTCAGTCGAATCGCTCGCCCGCAGCGGTTTGAGGGAGTGTTCTAAGACCCCACCTGTGGTAGAGTGGGGTTATGGATCCGGTAACGATCATAGCCACCGCAACTGCGGCCTATAATGCCTTGAAGAAGGGCATTGAGATAGGCCGTGAACTGCAGGACATGGGTGGACAGTTGGCCACTTGGGCTGGCGCGTTATCTGACATCGAGTTCTTGGAACGGAAGGCCGAGGACCCTCCGTGGTACAAGACGTTTTCGAGTTCTGTTCAGGCCGAGGCGATTGAGATCTTTGCTGCGAAGAAGCAGATTGAGCAGCAACGCAACGAACTTCGAACGTATATTCAATACTCTATGGGCCAGTCTGCGTGGGAGGAACTGCTTCGGACTGAGGCGCATGTTCGAAAGCAGCGGGCGGAGCACGAGCATCGCAGGGCCGAGATCAAGGAGATGTTGGTCTCTGGCCTACTCATCTTCCTCATGCTGACGAGCGTGACAGCCTTCATGACTGTTGTGCTGTGGCTGTATCTGGAGAACCACTCATGACCCCCAAAAAACTGGAACCCAACAGCCTGCTGGACGTAGCTGATCTGGACGGCGACGGCACTGTCAGCAACTCCGAGATCAATCGACACGAGAAACCGCTGCGCATAGACAACTGGGACAAACAGCAGGATCAACAGAGACAGATGGCATGGGTGGCCATGGGGTCGATGGTCTTGCTGACGCTGGGTCTGATCCTGCCGATTCTACCGACAGACAGGGTTGAGGTGCTGAACGGTCTGATGACGATGTTCTATACATCTCAGGCCGCTGTGGTTGCTGCCTTTATGGGGGCGAGTGCCTACGTCCGCACACACGAGCGAAGCCATGAGGATTAACTTTCTCCTACTGTTCCTGTTCCTCACCGCCTGCGGCGCGCTGCCGCTAGGTATGCTGGGGGGTGGCGGGCCAAACGTCGCCGCGAATGTTCAGGCGGGAAAGGAAAATACCCAGCAGGT